TTATGCTTTCTTTGCATCCTCAAAAACCTCAGGGTGGGACAAATTTGGGACATCGTCACCCAATATGTCGTCAATTTTCCTCGCGTGCTCTGTCAAATGATTAGGTGCAAGGTGTGCGTACCTACGCACCATTTCGATAGACTCCCAGCCGCCCATTTCCTGAAGTACTGACAGCGGTACACCTGACTGAATTAACCAACTGGCCCAGGTATGGCGGAGGTCATGAAAACGGAAATTTTCAATTCCTGCCCGACGACATGCTGTTAACCACGATGTGTTATAGTCCAGGCGCATCTTTCTGATGCTTGGTGTCATTGTCCCGTCAGGCCTTCTGGCAGCAGTGGTATAAACAAACACCCAGCGGTGATGTTTGCCTATTTGATCACGCAACACCTTGCAGGCAGTGTCATTCAGTGCGACCCCAATAGCGCGGTTTGACTTACTGTCTTCAGGGTTTACCCAGGCAACACGTCGCTGCATATCGATTTGTTGCCACTCCAGATTAATAATGTTTGATCTCCTCAGGCCAGTTGCCAGTGCAAATTTAACTACAGATTTCAGGGGATCAGAACATGCATCAATGAGTCTCCTGGCTTCTTCTTTTTCCAGCCATCTCACGCGTTTGTTTTTTACGGCAGGTATTTTGATTACAGGTGCTTTTTCAAGCCATTTCCAGTCTCGCTCTGCGGCGCGCAGAATAGCCTTGATCATTGCCAGGTGTGTTGCTTTTGTTTGCGTGCTCACCGATTTAGGTATATAGGCTGGTGGTTCTTTCCCTTTTCTTAATGCAGCCTCCACCTGCAACTTCCATCTCTCCTTTGTTTTTCGGTTATACGCTTTGCTGATAACTGAGTAGATCATTGCCTCCGATATATCCTTAATCCTTATACCCTCGAAATGCTCAATCCAGAATGCGATTCTGGATTTATCGGAATCGATGGATTTCTTGTCGGCTTTTTCCTCAAGCCATCTCAGGCAGGCTTCTTCGAAAGTGACATCTGGCATATCCCCCAGTTTGTCTACTCGCCAGAGTTCTGCTTTTCGCTTGTCGTGCAACTCCTGAGCTTGCCGCTTGTCCTTTGTGCCAAGAGACTCCTTAATTCGCTTCCCGCCCGGGAGCGAGTACGAGGCGTACCATATTTCACCTCTGCGGAAGAGTGACATTTTCTTTCCTCTGTTATGCCATCACCCGCGCTCACCTGGACAGTATGCAGCGGTGAATGAAGTGCTGCAATGCAGGCTTGCCGGGTTGTGAGATAAGGTGATCTTTTACCGGAAGAATTTTTTCGTGTTGCCTGTAGTCGGCCCGTTCGTATCCAGTTAACAGCTGTTGGCCTTGATATCTTGAGAAACTGACAGGCCTCTTTGAGGGTGATACTGTGTGAATCCATATTTTTGCCATTAAAAACCGCCCGAAGGCGGTTGTCAGTTGATTGATGTACGTCGCATTTTTCGAAGGCTGGCAATATGCATTTCCTTCTCAATTTCCGCTTTAATCATGTGTAGTTCGTTGTGGTCGACTCGCTCAAATTCTTCATTAAATGCACCAATTGAAGTGGCTCGGGTTCTGCCGTCGAGTCTTCGGTAGATCACCTGAGTAAGAGTTACCTTGCAGATTTCCACCGGATAGTTGTTGGCATCGACGAAAGACTGCCCGCGCTGGATCAGGACGAACACTGGTTATATTCCTGGTGTGCCATATCATAAACACGGCGTGCCGTGAGGTATGTTGTGGCTAACGTCGTCCGTATCCAGAAACATCCCCGGGTTGTGACGGTCATTTCCGGTACTTTGAACTTCAGTGCATCAACGATATGCTGGTGCTTTCGGCATTCGAATAGCGAACTGGTGATAACAACACTTGCTGCCGAACCATGACTTTCAAATGAAATATTCATATATGAGAACCTCATTGTTACTGGCTATCGCCATTGCTCCCCAAATACAAAACTAATTTCAGCCAGTGCTTCGTCCATTTTTTCGATGAATTCCGGCACCATCTCGTCAAAACCAGCCATGTATTTTTCATCCCGCTCGACCACGACATAATGCAGGCCTTCACGCTTCATGCGCGGGTCATAGTTGGCGAAGTACCAGGCATCTTTTCGAGTCACCCACATGCTGAATTGCACCTGGGCCATGTAAGCTGATTTTATGGCCTCGAAACCACCGAGCCGGAATTTCATGAAATCCCGGGAGGTAAACGGACATTTCAGCTCAAGGCCGTTGCCGTCACTGCATAATCCATCCGGAGAGCAGGCGGTACGCATACTTTCGTCGCGATAGATGATCGGGGATTCAGTAATATTCACGCCGGAAGTAAACTCAAACAGGGCTCTGGCGTCGTTCTCGTACTGTTTTCCCCATGCCAGGGCTTTGGCGTTAACTTCCGGGGCCACACCCGTGCAGACCTCAGCCAGCAGAGTGTGGAAGTAGGACATTTTCATGTCAGGCCATTTCTTTCCGGAGCGGGGTTTTGCTATCACGTTGTGAACTTCTGAAGCTGTGATGACCCCGAGCCGTAATTTTTGCCATGCATAATCTCCCTGCTCGACACCTCTCACGTCGATCCCGGTACGTTGTAGGATAATTTCTGGTGTCATGCTGCCACCTTATGCTCTGTGGCTTTCTGTTTAAGGAATCCAAGAGCCTTCTCTGCTTCGGCTTGGGACAGTTCTGACGACGCTCGAATGTTGCGGCGAAAAATCTGGGAACAGAGCGGCAACAGGTCGTCATCCCACGTTTTTTCCATGGAAGTAAGAAGGGCGTTAATTTCCGACATGGTTTCTTCGTTAACCGGGGTGATGTCGCGTTCCGGCTGACGTTCTGTAGTATATGCGGTATTTTCGACAATACGCTCGGCTTCATCCTTGTCATAGATGCCAGCAAATCCGAAGGCCAGGCGAGCACACTGAATCATGGCTTTGTGCCGTAACATCCGTTTGGGATGCGACTGCCACGGTCCGGTGATTTCTCTGCCTTCGCGGGTTTTGAATGGTGCGCGGCGACATTCATCCATCCACTCGGTAACGCAGATCGGGTGATTGCGATCTTTGCGGTAAATCCGGCATGTACAGGACTCATTGTCCTGCTCAAAGTCCATGCCATCAAACTGCTGGTTTTCATTGATAATGCGGGACCAGCCATCAACGCCAACCACCGGAACGATGCCGTTCTGCTTGTCAGGGAAGGCGTAAATTTCTTTCGTCCAGGGATTAAGGCCGTACTGGTTGGCGACGATCAACAATGCGATAAATTGCGCATCGCTGGTATCACCTTTAAATGCCGTCTGGCGAAGAGTGGTGATTAGTTCCTGTGGGTCGACAGAATCCATGCCGACACGTTCAGCCAGCTTCCCTGCCAGCGTTGCGAGTGCTGTACTCATCCGTTTTATACCTCTGAATCAATATTAATTTGGTGACGGGCGATGGTTTCAGCCATGTAGCGGATGTGTTCTGCCATGCGTTCCTGAAAATCGACATCGTCATCAAATGCACGGGAAATAGCTTTTTTGCTGGCCCCGTGACGTTGCAGATTATCGATGCATAGCGATTCAAACAGGTGTTGGGGCAGACCTTTTTCCAGGTCGTCTGCCAGCTCAGCTTCAGTTTCTTCACGGGCAATTTGCTGGTAGTGTCGTGCCCATGACTGCTCTTCAATGCGATCGGGGATAAGCCAGGCATTCATGATTTATCACCTCCGAAATTTTCAAGCCTGTTGGCAATCATGATGGCGATATCAGGGATTGCTGGCGCTGTGGCTATACATGCGGGGTTGGCGCACAAACCATAGACGGCGGCAATCACGAGCTGTCTTTTCCAGTCGAGAGTTACTGGCTCAGAATTGGCGTCATCGCCGGACGTATCACTGCCTGGCTCGTTCTGAACAACGGTTTCGTCCTCCTGAGCGGCATCAACAGAGTTTTCCTGAATGATCTTCTCCTCAGTTTGTGCTGAGTCTTCTCCATCAGCGGCGTCATTTTCTCCAAAAGTTTCTGTGTAAGTGCTATCGCCCATTACCGCACTACAGTCAGGGCAGTTACCCCCGCCAGTCTGACCACAGACGCGGCAGTTTTTTTCCAGCTCCGGTTGCGCTACTGGGGCTGGCTGTTGCTCTTCTGGCCCGTTTTGTTGCGTATCCGGGCTGTTTTGTCCCGCTTCTGGGGCAATTTGTTCCACTTTGGACTGATTCTGGTCCTCAGTGTCGCGAGCCTGGATCCCCTTAATCCACTTCGGGTCGGTTGGGGCGCTGATGCCTTCAACGAACTCCCCACGAGAGGCAGCCAGCAATTTGTCTGCATCGACAGGATTTTTGGGCGAAATGTTTTTCCTGGCTTCATGGAGTTCTGCTCTCAGTTCCTGGTATTTCGTTTCTACAGATGAGACATTTTCCAGTGATTGCGTGTCCGCATTATGTTTAACTGGAATTTCTTCCACTGATTCAGGCGCTGCCTGTTCATTAGACATTGCGTCCGATGTTTGCTGCTTTTCTTCATCGTCATGTATCTCTTCTGCTGTTCCGCGCTGCGGCATTGGGGCTGATGAGCGACCGCAGGCGATTTCCACGATTTCCGGATCCGGGTTAGAGTGATCGGTTTCGGTCAACACTTTGTTGAGATATTCAGTCACGCGCGCCGGGATAGCCTCAATGCCGATTGGTGCTTCTTTCACTGAAGCCACCACAATGGCGCGGGAATAATCCAGCCCACCGGGCATGGCGATGAATTTGTCACGGAAAACAGAAAAGGGCGGCTTATTCTCTGACACGATTTCTTCAACGCGTTTTGCGTGTGCTGGGAGCAGGTTATAAATATCCACATCCATTGAACGGGCCAGAACGCCAGTGGCAATGTCTCGCGCCAGTGATGCCTGATTGTGGGTAAAGCCTTCGCCACGATCGGTAAGATTTCCGCCGCCAGCGTTAGCACCGGAAGGCGTACGAGTGATGCCTGTAACATAATTTCCTTTCTGCCATTCTTTTGCCAGCAATCCCTGATCCACATAGTCTGTTTTCATCCAGGTGGAGATGAACTTGTCGAATTCAGCCGGGCTGATGCGATGATTTGCAGAGTGGGGGAATGCTTTCCCTACAGATTCAGCTAGGCGACTAAGGTGATGGTTCGTCAGTTTATCCAGTTCATGATGCGCGGCGCGCACAGCAGTAAGCAGGCTCTGAAGGTAACTGTCCTCTGTGTCCATCTCCATACGGATCACGTTATTGCGTTGTTCTGGTGTGGCATGATGCCGGTATTTTCCATCTTCATCTTTGCTGAATAAGAAGAGGTGAAGGAAGCGATGAGTAAGGCTCAGAGTGGCGACGGGAATTTCACACTCAGAACAGTCATCGTCGCTGTCCGGGGATTCGCTTTTCTCCACATCATCCGGAATAGTTCCGTCCAGGTTATCGTTGTCATCGCCAGCAGTTGTGGCATCTTCACCGTTGATGTTGTCATCGAAGGGGATAGCCATCATGGTGATGCCATCGTTACCGCCTTTTTCATAGCGGTTGCAGAATTCAGTATCAAACACGCCTTCCGGTGGAAGGTCATTCACGACGGGGAAATTTACGCGAACGGGTTTTTTGAAATCATCCTCGTCGTAGCCTGCATCGTCCATGGCTGCAATGCAGCGGGAAACTGCGACAGAAAGTTTTCTGGCCTCGGTCCAGAAAAAACCGCCTTTGATGTCAAGGCGTTTTCTGACTTTATCGTTTTTTGCTTCGCAGTGTAGTGCAAAAGTCTGTTTATCAGCACTCATTGTATTTAAACCTCTGGCTGGATTAGAATTAGCGGCCCTTTGTCTGATTTCTCCGAATACGGTGACGCAGGGAGAAATCCGGTAGCCTGCGCTGCCGGATTTTTATTTCAGTGGAAGGTTGCCTGGTTTGCTGTTTTGTTAGTTGTTTTTTCCTTTTCGTGCTGGCATTCGGGGCAGTCGCACTCAGGATTTTCTCTTGCAAACTCAAGAGCCAGCGCCAGTTCATGGATTTGTTGTGCTTCAATGTTGCTTCTGACGACTTCACATGCGGCATGAATATATGGGCTTGGTGTTTTGCCATTTAACCCACATGAAACCAAACGACTGTCTTTATATTCGTTATTTCCAACTTCTGTAAGCACTGAAAAAGAAAATACAAAGTCGATTTTGTATTCTTTGCATATTTTACTGATGCGGTTTGCAATTTCATTAAGTTCATTTACTGCTGTCTTTTCGGTTTCAGAAAAGATTTGGTCAGGATTAAGTTCTTTCACTTTATATGTCCTTTTTTTAAGGCCTATGGTGCTGTTATATCTGGCATGAAACTGAATTGTCTGAATATCAAGTTGAGGGGTTAGAGTTCATGTGCCATCTGGTCATTTTCGGCGCATTGCTTACTGCAATATTGCCGCTCTTCGGTTACGGGGATTGTGCCTTTCATAAAATGAAGATGACTTTTAACGGATTTGGTTTGTTCGGTTTCCTTATTGCAGAGATGGTAGGCACATTTTATTTTTACATTTATCACCATGACTCCGCTTTTACAGGTAAACCATCACGTCCGAGGAAGACTTTAATCATGCAATCGGTAATGCATGTTTTTGTCGTGAAGTTACGAATATAGAGTTTTCTCTTTTCAATATTGTTTGCTGAAGCGATATATGTCCGCCCTTCATGAAGAACATAATCGCCAGGTGTCACGCACTGACGTGGTATTTCATCAGTTCTGAAGTGATGAGCAATCATAATTATCTCCATTTTCACAAATGAACTTTGTTGATGCGGTGCCTGGTGCCTCCAGGTGACGTTAACCAGTTAACAATTAACGCCGGGTCAGGGGACGATGACTTTCCGTGACATCCTGTCGGTTTAACTGTTCCGCGTGCGCTGAGCCGCATTCACCGCATCACAAAATTCACTTTAAAAAAGGGCGGATATCAGCCAGCAATTAAACTGATATCCGCCAATGACTACACACAGCAATGTTGTTATTCACAACCGGAAGCGCACGGTCGAAGAAATCTAACGACAAGCCTTCAAAGGGAAAGAGTCTTCGCCGTGCGCTTTCGTGTTGCACCCTGGCTTTTCAGGGTAATATCTGTTCAGTAAACTGACAGTGCCGGATGCTCACCCGTGTCCGGCGCACGAACTCCACCTGACCCGTGGAGAACTCCTCAACTACAAACCCCGTAAGGAGAGTGAATTTATGACACAAGAAGAAAAAGTGATGTTTCTGATGCGGCTGGCTGTCGATACCTACAACACACAATTCAGGGAGAAAGATATACCTCAAAAGGCAGTTCCTGCCGCGGTAGATAAGGGCGGTGCTATTGCCGTATTTTACGATGCATTTGAATCATTTTTTGATGAAAAACTCGATGCTGTTAGCGACTTCGGAACATCGAGTAATAAATAACGTTCATTACGGTTCTTAAACAACAATCAGTGGGCTTGATGTTGTTCTTTTCAAGCTCACTTGCCATCACTTCCATTATTCTTGCGCTTACACGAATTATTTGGTGGCTGTAAGCGACGCAACTGTCGCTGATATTGCTGTTTATTTCTATTACTTCATTTTCACCATTAGCATCAACTTCGGATGCGCTGTTTTCATTATCCTGTTTCAGTGCTTTTTCTGCCATCTGGATGCGTGTCAGCGTTGCGGAATTTGGGCTAAGTCGATAAACCTGTTTGGCATCTTCCAGAAGCAGGGCGATAATGTGCTTCAGTTCTGTTTCGTTCATAGTTAACTCCGGTAGTTGCAATTTATTAATATCAGGCGGTCAGTTCTTTAAGCTTCTGAACTGCTTTATTCATTTCATCCATACAGTCGATGAATTCGTCCAGTTTAAGCTGCATTTTTCCGGCGGCCTGAAGAATTTCAAGTTTTAAGGGCGCAAGTTTTTTGTTGAATACATCATCTTCCTGGCGTTTTTTCTCCGCAATTTCGGCGGCTTTCAGCAATTCTTCCGCCTGCTTTCTGAGTATTTCTGGTGAAGGTGAAACTGCTTTTAGGTTATTCATTTCAGGTTCCTGTTGTTGCAGAATTAATTTGTTGCATTCTCTGCGTGAGCGTTTCATTGCAGATTCGCACTTCTTGCAATAAATGGCTCTCCCGTCACGTTTGCTGGCATCTGAATAAAAATCATCGACTGATTTTGTCTGCCCGCATCTGGTACATAATTTTGATTGAAGGTCCTTAATGATTGTGACGTTTCCTTCCCGCTTGGGATATCCATATTTTTTGTGGCGGAAAAAGGTTACTCCGTTACCAGAACCTTCTTTTCTGACCTTAAATACAATGATGCTTTCCCGTTTATCGATAAAATCTATGAGCTGGTTTCTCTCCTTTCCTGACAGTTCGGCAAATGTCTTAACTTTTTTAGTAACTTCCGTAAGGCGAACGCCGTCAGGCATTTTTTCAACGAAGTTTTTAATCTCTGCAAGCGGACGCCATAATTTTTGCGGCAAAACTGAAGGCGTGGTCATCAATCACCTCGCTGTTATTGTTCCGGATTTGCGATAGCCAGCTGCGTAAAGTGCAGTGTTTGGAAGACAAGTAGAGCCTTCATATTTTCTGGTTAATGTCGTTATCGTGACTACTTCAGCTCGCATTGCGGCTTTGCGTTTGCACTGTAAGTGCACCCGTGAAGGTGTGGGGCGGTGCAGTTTATCAGCGCTTGATGCCTCCAGACTCTGAAGCTCAGCCCGGTGTGCTCTGCGGCGGGAAGCTGCGGTGCCTTTAAATTCTGTTTTTCTGGACATAGATTTCTCCCGAATAAACTTTGGCGATGCAATCTCGAAGCCTCCCCTGAGATGATTGCTTCGGCATTGCACCCGACAGCTTATGCGGTTGGGCGATCTGGCTTTGCAGCCACGTAGTCGAGTGTTCGACGTTGTTTAAAGAGCTTTCCAATTGGGACCGCGTTGTTATCGGTGACCTGTTGGTAAAATGATTATTAACCGTTGGTTAGTATTAGTCAATAACTTAAAGTTAAAATTATTGTAGGAAAATTCTATGTTTTTGATTTTTAGTTAATTATTATTGCTTGTTCGGTGAGCGACGGTTATCAAGTATGAAGGGGTATAGAAGCTAGGATAGATGAGTTTTGGCTAGCTGGGTTAATAAAAAACCCGGCTCTGAGGCCGGGGGAGAGGGCTAAAGCAGAACTGAATACCAGAAAACTTTTCCGATAATCTCCACGCTTTGAGTATCTGCTTCTTCGTCAGGGTAATCTTCACTGTTATAACTGCGTATGATTAGTTTTCCACCGGGGCGTCTGTACAATAGCTTTATACGCTTCAGTTTTTCATCACCGACACCAGGCTGTGCGATGGCGTAGAGTTTGCCGTCAACAATACGTTTGTTGTTTGTGTCTACTGCGATTGTTGTTCCATCTGGTATCACGGGTTCCATGCTATCACCAGTAGCCGGAAAACAAAGCACACCAGAACCATCACTGTTAGCTCCGACACGGCGCAGGGTTGCTTTTGAGAAGCGTAATTTAAAACCATTATGATCTTCGCAATGAACTCTTCCGTCACCGCATGCAAACTCAATGTCTTTCAGATATGGCACCTCAACTTCATCATCTCGTAGTGGTGTATTTCTGTCCCAAGTTTCAAGGGAACCCCATTCTGATTCGTTTGGAATAGAAGGTCGCTGTTTTACGGATGGCTCGTTACTGCCATACTCCAACCACTCCGGCTTCACGGAAAGCCAGTCACTAAGTGCCAAAATACTTGTTTTTTCTGGAATTGATGCAGAATTAAGCCATTTCCAGATCCCCGGTTCAGAGATATCAATGCCTCGCAGTTTCATTGCATTCTGAATCCGCTTAGCCTGACCGCGTCCGCCCACACCTGCATCTAATAATGCCTGTAGTAGTCTCTTTGAGAACGCTTCTTTTAGTTCATCTTTTTTAACCATACGTTAATTATCAAACATAGTTGACATAACTGTCAGCTAATAGTTAACATTAACTCGAAGTTAACTAAATTAATGGATAGCAGTATGAATCCGATACAATTCGCAGTAAAAGCTGTTGGTGGTCAAACAGTCGCTGCCCGTTTATGCGGGTTGTCAAATGTTGCAATTCATAAGTGGGTTAAAAACGGAGCGTTACCTCGCACCGAATACACGATGAAAACCAACTATTCGGAAATTCTCGCCAATGCATCTGATGGCAAATTTACCGCCGAATGGTTACGCAATGTAGCGAATCCTGATCGTCAACGATAAGCTCAATTAACACTGCTCTTTTCACAATGGACATTCGTCCTACGTCGCTGAAAAGCGAGCCCCAAGATATCTGACCAACTAAGGCCATATGCGTTTCCACGCATACCTTTCAACTAACTATTCACTATTTGGAATCATAAGAAATGTCACAAACAAGTTACAGCAAACTGTCGCAGCGCGATATCGATCGCGCTGAAACGGATTTACTTATCAACCTGTCAGTTCTGACGCAAAGGGGACTGGCGAAGATGATTGGCTGCCATGAATCGAAGGTCAGTCGTACCGACTGGCGATACATCGCGGCGATTTTATGTGCGTTCCAGATGGCATCTGATATCAGTCCGATCAGCCGGGCTTTCCAGCATGCCATTCGCGTTCATGCAAATAAAAAACGTCCGGTTGGGGCCGGACGTTCTGAGCAAATCCTGATGAATATCTGATATTCAGGCAGGGCATGGAGCAATACACGGGAATAATTCTGCCACATCTGGAAGAATTTCGCCAGCAACAACACCAACCGCAGCAGCCTGAAGCCGATTGGGTTAACCCGGAGATACCGGGACCGTCTGTGAAGATGTGCAGTCACACCAATGTGCAGTCACACCAACCGCAGCAGCCTGAAGCCGATTGGGTTAACCCGGGAGATACCGGGACCGTCTGCGGTATGGAGTAAATCTTGTATGCGAGGGGACTATGCGTAATTACGCAACAATTTCACCTCAGTTCTGGTTAGGCGATACAGGGCGAAAACTAAGGAAGTCTGGTCCGGAATGTATGGTAGTGGCGTTGTATATGATGACCTCGCCTCATTCCAATATGCTGGGCCTTTATTACCTGCCTGTTTTGTACATTGCTCACGAAACCGGACTTGATCCTGAAGGGGCTTCTAAGGGGCTTCAAATGGCTTGCGAGGCTGGTTTTTGCAGCTATGACCATGATTCTGAGGTTGTATGGGTGCATGAAATGGCAGCATGGCAGGTTGGTGAATCGCTGAAACCTGGCGATAACCGTTGTGCTGGGGTAAGAAATGAATATTCCGCGTTGCTGGAAAATCCTTTTTTATCATCATTTTATGATAGATATAAGGATGATTTCCACCTGGATGTCAGACGTGAATCATGTCGGAAAATTGAAGCCCCTTCAGAGCCCCTTTCAAGCCAAGAACAGGAACAGGAACAGGAAAGAGATAAAACCCTTCTGGTCCATGGCGAAAAAATCGCCACGGACCCACTGGTGGATTCTTGTCCCGTTCTGACTGAACGTCCAGGACCAGCTGGCATGACACCGGAAGCAGATTCCGGGCGTTGTGTGCAGCAGGTGCTGCTCGTCGAACCGGAGCAACAACACCAACCGCAGCAGCCTGAAGCCGATTCCGCGATGAGCGGGAAGCCGATTGGGTTAACCCGGGCGATGCCGGGACCGTCTGCGGGACGAGTTGATTATCCTGACGTGTTCGAACGGGTCTGGCGTGAATATCCGCATCGGGCAGGGTCAAACCCGAAGAAATCCGCGTTCAATGCCTGGAGGGCCAGATTACGCGAAGGGGTGTCACCGGATGTCGTGCTGGATGGCGTGAGGCGTTACGCAAGATACCTGGAGGCTACCGGGAAAGCGGGAACTGAATTTGTTCAGCAGGCATCGACGTTTTTTGGCCCGAACAGGAATTTCGAAAATCCGTGGTCGCTGCCGAAGGCTGGCGCAGTCAGCCTGCGTTGCGTGAATCACATTTCTGAACCGGACACCGAAATTCCGCCGGGTTTCAGGGGGTAATCAGCCATGAAAAACATTTCGACAGGAGGGATTCTTGAACGGGTGCGCCGTCTGGCACCACCGCACGTGGCAGCACCGTTCCGGACGACCGACGAATGGCGGGAATGGCAACTGGCTGAGGGCCGGAAGCGCAGCGAGGAAGTTAACCGCCAGAATCACCAGACGCGGGTTGAAAAAATCCTGAATCGTTCGGGCATCCAGCCGCTTCACAGGAAGTGCTCATTCGGGAACTACCGGGTGCAGAACGACGGTCAGCGCCATGCTCTGAGTCTGGCAAAATCCATCGCGGCAGAACTGCATACCGGCTGCACGAATTTCGTGTTCAGCGGTAAACCTGGCACCGGGAAAAATCACCTTGCAGCAGCGATTGGCAACTGGCTGATGGCGAAGGGGAGAAGCGTGATTATCGTCACCGTGTCCGATGTCATGAGTGTGTTGCATGACGGCTACGACAACGGCAAGTCTGGTGAGAAATTTTTACAGGAACTTTGCGGGGTAGACCTTCTGGTCCTTGATGAAATTGGCATGCAGCGGGATACGCGCAACGAGCAGGTCATACTGAACCAGATCGTCGACCGCAGAACGGCATCACTGCGCAGTGTCGGGATGCTGACGAACCTGAATCACGCAGCTATGAGCACACTCCTCGGCGAGCGGGTGATGGACCGTATGACCATGAACGGTGGTCGTTGGGTGAATTTTAACTGGGAGAGCTGGCGATCAAACGTTGGGCGTCAGGGTATGTGAGAATTTTTGACGAGGTAAATTTTCGATGGAAACCGTATTGCATGCACTGAAAGCGATGGGAAAAGCCAATTCTGTTGAACTGGCGGCGCGGCTTGATATCAGCCGTGAAGAAGTTCTCAACGAACTGTGGGAACTCAAAAAAAATGGCGTTGTTGATAAAACGGGTCACACCTGGTTTCTGGCTGTCGAAGGTGAATCCGGGGTAACCGAAGGGCAGGCACTACAACCTGAAGCGCCGGATGTGGTAACCGAAGAGGTCGCTCCAAAAGTTAGCGCTGACATGATGATTGAGTTTATCGCTCAGGAGGGGGCTAAAACCTGTGAAGAAATAGCGGGTAAGTTCGGCGTTACCACTCGTAAGGTTGCTTCCACGTTGGCGGTAGTAACAGCAACGGGGCGCCTGGTGCGCGTGTCTATCAAGGGAAAATTCCGTTATAAAGTGCCTGGCGTTGAAAACGGCGATTTGAGCGCGTCATCATCGCAGGATGAGAAATCACACCACGAAGCAGAAAACAGCGCGTCAGGCGGCGAACTGAATCGTTCTCCGTTGATGTCAGAGGGCACGGCAAAGGCCTGTACAGATGAGTTTATCCAGGATGTTCCGTCGTTCACCGAAAAATATGCTGGTGCAGTGCCCCTTCCACCTCTACGGGCCGCCAGTCGTGAACTTCGTCGCGCCAAAAAACAGGTCCAGAAGTGGGAGCGTGTCTGTGCTGCACTACGTGAGCTGAATAAACACCGGGAAATTGTCATGCAGATTACCGATTCATCCAGCAGTATTGCATCGGAAAAGTGATAACTGGAGAGCTTATGGCAAAAGTATTTACACCCGAAGAGCGGGAAAAAATTAAGGAGCAGATCGTTGAATTTGTGCGCCAGAGTGGACGTGAGACGTTACGGGCTCTGGAAGCTAAAACTGGTGCATCAAGGTATTACATAAACACTCTCGCCAGAGAACTGGTCGCAAGTGGTGATGTTTACAATTCAGGTTACGGATTATTCCCGTCTGAGCAGGCGCGTAAGGACTGGCAAAATGCCCGCAAAAAACTCTCGAGAGCAAAGGCAAAGAAACCGGTTGTCGTTGATCCCGGTCTTATCCGGGCATTACCCGATGGGGAAATACGGCGCTACGACAGACGCTACAACACAATTTGTCGCGAGTGCCGTAACAGTGAAGCAATGCAGCGTGTGCTGGCATTCTATAGACGTTGCGCACAGGCAAATAACAGTCTGCATAGCCGTGTATTGGCTTAACAGGAGCTAAACATGCATTTGAATAAAGAGCATCAATCCATGATGGGCAAGCGCCAGACAGAAGAGGCTGTTCGCGATCTGGAAAAACTACTTGGCTATCGTGAAACAAAACTGCTTTTCCTGGTTCCGGTTATTCGCCAGAAGGTTGAGGAAATTCTTGAAGAAAATGGCATCCCGAAAGAATACATGACGGATGCCATGGAATATTCACTCGAACTGGTACGAATTACTCCTGATCTGACCTGGCTTGATGAGTATCAACAACAATTTGAGAAAGGCGCAGAAACGTTACTTTCTGCTGCTGATAAAACAGAGCAGAAAACAGAACCATCGGTATTCTGGAATACCGTTGAGGCTATTGCCAGGAGCAAGATATTTGAGTTTAACAACATCAATCATTCCGGGAGAGACACTCATCAATCATCACATCTTGAGGGGGTGTCCATGCTTCTAGCTCTGTTGCGAGAGCAAGGCGAATGTCCTCAGTCGACATTGAACGACACTGAGCAATAGTCCATCCGTATTTTCCGGCAAGATAAAGATATATTGCGTCAAAGCCATAAATAGTCCTTGGATACCCCTCTTTAATAGCCAGAGAGTCCCCGAAGCATTCAAGAAAGTAATTTGAGCGGGCTGTTTCGTAATGAAAATTCCAGCGAGCCTGATTGAGTTTTTTGTCCATTTATCCTCCATTGTTGCTCTGTTTTGAAAAATGGAGACCTTCACGCTGCAACGTGAGGTCGTGCGCCGGACACGGGTAAACATCCGGTATTCAAAATTTAATGTTAACGAATTTTTAATATTGAGGTTATGACGTGAACAACAAAATCAATATTCCTCTCGAAATTAAAGAAATTAACGAAATCATTGAGGTTACTGATCGCCCCGAGTTTACCCTCATGCACCGTTATGAAACGGGAACCGACGAGCAAAAATACATCATGGTTGCAGCATTGGCTGTGATGGCGATAGAAAGGGAGCGGAGGGAAAAGGACGTAATGGTTATTCCGGCGAGAAATGATTCACCGGATTTGAGATGGCAGGAGCCGGAGTGGGATGTGGCAATCCGGTGATTGATATTTCTCTGGGGTAAAGCGCCGCCAGAATGACGGCGCGGTGAATTTTACGCAGCTTTACCCAGCGTAAAATCAAAGTGGATGTCGTCATACGGAAAAGATGTTCCATTTTCTCCTTTTTCCAGGAGGCCGTTGCTAATCAGTGCGGTTACATCCGTGTGTACGGCTTTTACGTCACGCCCGACCAGAGCGGCAATCTCACGGATTGACAGTTCTCCGGCACCAGTCATCGCCATGAGTATGTCCATGCGCTTAGGGGTAAGCACTTTATGCATCATTTGCCAGTCTGGGAATGAAACGATGCTTTCGTTCTTTGACGTCATTCCTTCGGCAACCGCTTTAAAGGCAGACAACACATCTGCCGTGAAAGCATCCATTGATTCAATACGTATTGTAACTGTTTTCATATCAGGCACCTCTGCGAATGGATTCTACATCATGGAGGAAGTCAGCAATGAGTTGCTCGATGGAAACAAAGTGGGTACTGATTTCCTGAGCACCAATGTGTTTGTGGTCGCCTTTACCTCTTTCGTTGTCGTAGCGCATGACGCAAACACCATCAACAACGTAAGCCATGCTGTATTTGAAGTTATGGCGGCTACCAAGAACGGCTGGAGCCACCTCCCAGATTTTAATCCTTATGTATTCGGATTCCCCAAGATGGCGAATGAACTCTTTATACAGTCTGGATGGCATAAAAACTCCGTGTATTTATGTTGTTAAGGATAACAACAGTGCATAGCGTTGTCAATTAATACAACATCAATGCTGAGTTGACGACAACACTTATCCGGGATTATATTCTTCGCACGGTCGAGTTGGCCGTCGGGATTGGAACCCCGGATAGAGACCGCGACAAACACACGCCGCGAGCGTGTTTTTTATTGTCGTATGCACGCGCACATCTGAATTATGGTGGGGCGCATGGGGGAGCTGAAAAGCTCGCCGGTCGGTTTCCCGGTAGTTCCAACCCTGTGCGTCTCACCACCCGATGATTGGAACCTTACGGTGGTGATAGTTTAGAAACCACTAGAGGGCGTCATTATGACAACTCAAATCTCTGTTGAAACCATCTCCCCGATTACCCATAACCAGATTCCTGTTATTACCACCGAGCTTTTGGCACAACTTTATGGCACCGAAACTAATAACATCAAAGTGAACTATACACGCAATGCCGAGCGTTTTGTTTGTGGGAAACACTACTTCAAATTGGAAGGGGCTGGATTGCGGGAATTTAAGAACAAGGTTACTCAAAGTAACTTAGTTGCACCGCGTACAAAGCACCTCATCCTTTGGACAGAACGCGGGGCAGCCCGTCACGCAAAAATGCTCGAAACTGATCAGGCATGGGAAGTGTTCGAAAAACTGGAAGACTGCTATTTCAGCCAGGGAAAAACAACACAAACCGAACAGCAGCCGCAGATTCAGCCACAATTCACAGCCGAGGAAATCATCCTCCTTTGCTACATGCAGCTCTGGATGGAAAAAGCCCAGGACATCAGCAAACACCTGTACCCTATAATGAAAGAGCTGAACTCCTCATACACGAACAAGCTGTATGACATTGCGTTTGAGACCATCTACATGGTGACGAAGAACAGAGACGCGCTACTGAGGGAGGTAACACGTCTCGACATGTCAAGTTCCGTTATCCAGCGGGCCATGCCAATGCTGAAAAGCCTGCGGGCAAGACAATTCGAGTTTTAAGGCCAGATTTGACAAATCCGCATTAACGGGGATATATTCCGCACCAAGGTGCTGAACACACCTATACAAGCGGAAGCCGCACCCGTCAGTCATGCGGATTTTTTATGTCCATTTTTCAGATATGGTCGGGTAGCGCGTATACCGAAAAACAGCCGCAAGGCTAAGGATACGGGCCGTTCTTGTATGCGGTGTTCAAGTACCCGACCGCCCTGCTGAACACAGGGATTCTGAACAAAAAATACAAGGACATAAAACTATGAGCACTCAACTCGTATTCAAATCCCACGTTCTTGAAACGATCGAACACGACGGCAAACAGTGGTTCACTGCCGCGACTTTGGCTTCTGCACTGGAGTATTCGCGCGGCGATAAAATCACCCAGATATACAACCGCAATTCGGATGAGTTTACTCCTTGTATGTCAATCAACCTCAAAATGAGGTTCAACGGGATCAACAATAGCTTACGAGAGAAAGATGTGCGTATTTTCTCTCTACGCGGTGCCCACCTGGTAGCGATGTTCGCAACAACTCCAGTAGCCAAAGAGTTCCGTCGCTGGGTATTGGATATTCTGGACCGTGAAGCTGAAAAAAGCGCTATACCGCTACAACCTCATATTCAGCCGCAATTCACAGCAGAAGACATCATCCTACTCTGCTACGTTCAACTCTGGATGGAAAAAGCACAACAACTCAGTAAGCAGCTATACCCCGTCATGAGAGAACTGAACTCTGATTACTACGGGAAACTGTTTGATCTGGCCTACGAGACTCGTCATATAACCAACCGGACTCGCGACACATTGCTCCGCGAAGCAGCAAAACTTGATCCCGCCAACTATATGGTGCATAGGGCCAGAAGCATGCTGGCGCAACTACGGGCAAGACAATTTGAATTCTGAAACTAAAGGAGCTTCGGCTCCTTTTTTGTTGGGAAAATCCAATGAGAGGGAATAATGAACCAGACTATCTTCCTCCGAAGTAAGCAGCAGCAACAATTCGCCATTAACGCCATCCTTGCAACAACTCTCGATAAAGACAAACCCGTTACGATCCGCATCACCGATTACAAGCGGAATCTCGATCAAAATGCCAAATTTCACGCGATGGTCGCTGATATCTCCCGACAGGTTCAGTGGTGCGGCAGATGGCTAAAACCAGAACAGTGGAAAGTTTTGTTAATCAGCGGTCATGCCGTGGCGACAAAACAGGAAGCTGATGTTTTGCCAGGTCTTGAAGGTGAATACGTCAATATCCGCGAAAGCAGTGCGCAGATGAGCGTGAAGCGTATGGCAAGCCTGATTGAGTACACAACTTCCTGGGCTGTGGAGCAGGGTGTCAGATTTACCGACAGGAGGTATGAATGAGACGACAGCGACGAAGCATTACCGATATAGTCTGTGAAAACTGCAATTACCTTCCAACGAAACGCTCCCGAAATAAACCCAGGCCAATCCCCAACGAATCTGATGTAAAAACCTTCAATTATACGTCTCACCTGTGGGATGTCCGGTGGCTCAGACGTCGTGCAAGATTTAATAGTCACTCCGGATAGTTCAATGTACGAGGAATAAGATGATGGCAAACCTACGCAAAGAAGCGCGTGGCAGAGAATGTCAGGTACGGATTTACGGCGTATGCAATGGCAATCCTGAAACTACAGTTTTGGCGCATTACCGAATGGCTGGAATTTGCGGAAGGGGAATGAAGCCAGATGACCTGTTGGCTGCATGGGCCTGTAGTGACTGCCATAATGAAATCGATCGCCGTACTCGCATTCTCGACAACAACGACGCCAGACTTTACCACCTGGAAGGCGTGATCAGGACGCAGGCGATACTGCTGAAGGAGGGGAAAATTAAGTCATGAATGAATATGAGTTTGTGCTTCCCTGGCCGCCGACGGTGAATACCTACTGGCGAAGACGGGGAAGCCAGTACTACATCAGCGATAAAGGCCAGAAATACCGAAAAGACGTACAGCAAATCATCCGGCAACTCAGATTAGACATTTTCACTAAATCACGACTTCGCATCACAATTATTGCTGAACCACCAGATTCCCGTCGTCGCGACCTCGATAACATCCTGAAAGGTTTACTCGACTCTCTTATCTACGCCGGATTTGCGGAAGACGACGAGCAATTCGATGACATTCGCGTAATTCGCGGCGTGAAAGTGCCTGGCGGTAGAGTGGGGATAAAAATCACCGAACTGGAGAACATTTGATGAATGCTAAAATTCAAACGATACCTGAATTACTGATCTGCACCAGGGGAAATCAGACAGAAGTCGCCAGAATACTGAACTGCAATCGTGCCACAGTCAGAAAATACATTGATGATAAAGATGCGAAAAAGCACGCCGTCGTCAATGGCGTCCTTATGGTTCATCGCGGATGGGGTAAAGATACTGATGCGTGATATCCGGCAGGTTCTTGAGCGCTGGGGTGCATGGGCGGCAAATAACTATGAGGATGTTACATGGTCGCCCATTGCTGCCGGATTTAAGGGACTGATCCCCGAAAAAGTAAAATCACGTCCACAGTGTTGTGACGATGACGCGATGATTATATGCGGGTGTATGGCTCGCCTTAACAGGAACAACAGTGATCTGCATGACTTGCTGGTTGATTATTACGTGTTGGGGGAGACGTTCATGGCGCTGGCACGGAAACATGGGTGCTCTGACACCTGTATAGGTAAACGCCTTCACAAAGCGGAGGGGATTGTTGAAGGCATGCTGATGATGCTGGGAGTGAGGCTTGAGATGGATCGGTATGTTGAGCGTGAATTGCCGGGAGGGAGAACCTCTGTATTTTATCAGCGAAAAAATAGTTTACGATCGTAAAAATCTGCATATCATGATAAGAGTGGTTACATTGCTACGCTGCTTAACCCGCCGATGCGCGGGTTTTTTGTACCCAGAATCCTGTGAGCTATACGGAAAGTACACAGAAAGGAAGGTGCGACCGTAATTAATAACAAAATCTTAAAAATCGCATATAGCACTATTAGTTTTCTAAATATTGTATATTTTAAGTATTGCAGGATGACCCTGTAACGAAGTTTGCGTAACAGCATTTTGCTCTACGAGTTTGCCAGCCTCCCCCAGTGGCTGGCTTTTTTTATGTCCGTAACATCCTGTGTATCAATAAATGTTGTTGTCTACGTACGTCAAGTAGTCGCATGAGATCTGACCAGATATGTTAAGGTTGCAGCTCTCTTTGAATATGATTATCATTTTCATTACGTTATTGTTACGTTTATCCGGTGCGCCGTAAAACGCCGTCCTTCAGGGCGTGGAGGATGTCAAGAATATAGTTATCGTATGGCGCTCAAGGAGTATTGTGTAATATGAAAATAATAATTTTTAGAGTGCTAACTTTTTTCTTTGTTATCTTTTCTGTTAATGTGGTTGCGAAGGAATTTACCTTAGATTTCTCGACAGCAAAGACGTATGTAGATTCGCTGAATGTCATTCGCTCTGCAATAGGTACTCCATTACAGACTATTTCATCAGGAGGTACGTCTTTACTGATGATTGATAGTGGCACAGGGGATAATTTGTTTGCAGTTGATGTCAGAGGGATAGATCCAGAGGAAGGGCGGTTTAATAATCTACGGCTTATTGTTGAACGAAATAATTTATATGTGACAGGATTTGTTAACAGGACAAATAATGTTTTTTATCGCTTTGCTGATTTTTCACATGTTACCTTTCCTGGTACAACTGCGGTTACATTGTCTGGTGACAGTAGCTATACCACGTTACAGCGTGTTGCGGGGATCAGTCGTACGGGGATGCAGATAAATCGCCATTCGTTGACTACTTCTTATCTGGATTTAATGTCGCATAGCGGAACCTCACTGACGCAGTCTGTGGCAAGAGCGATGTTACGGTTTGTTACTGTGACAGCTGAAGCTTTACGTTTTCGGCAAATTCAGAGGGGATTTCGTACAACACTTGATGATCTCAGTGGGCGTTCTTATGTAATGACTGCTGAAGATGTTGATCTTACGTTGAACTGGGGAAGGTTGAGTAGTGTCCTGCCTGACTATCATGGACAAGACTCTGTTCGTGTTGGAAGAATTTCTTTTGGAAGTGTTAATGCAATTCTGGGTAGCGTGGCATTAATACTGAATTGTCATCATCATGCATCGCGAGTTGCCAGAATTGTACCTAATGAGTTTCCTTCTATGTGCCCGGTAGATGGAAGAGTGCGTGGGATTACGCACAATAAAATATTGTGGGACTCATCCACTCTGGGGGCAATTTTGATACGCAGGGCTATTAGCAGTTGAGGGGGGTAAAATGAAAAAAATATTATTAATAGCTGCATCACTTTCATTTTTTTCAGCAAGTGTGCTGGCTGCGCCAGATTGTGTAACTGGGAAGGTGGAGTATACAAAATATAATGATGACGATACCTTTACAGTTAAAGTGGGAGATAAAGAATTATTTACTAACAGATGGAATCTTCAGTCTCTTCTTCTCAGTGCACAAATTACGGGGATGACGGTAACCATTAAAACTAATGCCTGTCATAATGGAGGGGGATTCAGCGAGGTTATTTTCCGTTGACTCAGAATAGCCCGGTGAAGAGAACAGGCGGAGATTTATCAATGTTAAATACATCTCAATTCAGTCAGTTGATTGTTGCCTGTCTGATAATAGATGTGCTACAAAATTTCTGCATGGTGAATCCCCCTGAGCGGCGGGGCATATCAGCGTCACAGGTGTTTCTGTTTTACCTCTATCCTTTCTGTGCGGGTTCAGGTGCTGATACTGAACTCACCGGGAGGCACCCGGCACCATGCAATGAACGGTACATAGCGCTACTCTCCAGCCCCTCTCCGGAGGGGCTTTTTAATGAGGGGAAGACACTGGGCAGTGAAATGTTAAATCACTCACAATTCAGGTAGTTGACGGTTGTCTGCTTGGCTGCGAATTTGTTAAAAAAATCCTGCATGGTGAATCCCCCTGTGCGGAGGGGCGACTGGTGAATGGTATGATCTCTTTGATGATCGTAAGCGAGAATACGCGGGTTTGGTGGCACCAGGCCGAACTCACCGGGAGGCACCCGGCACCATGCAGTATACAGAGATTAGGCATATATCAGGGCCCCTCATAGCAGGGGCCTTTTTACATGCAAAAAAAAGCCGCCCCGGGAAGAGCGGTTGGCAAGAAGAAAAGCAATATGAACAATTAATTAACGCTGCGAATAATACCTTACAGTAATCACCCTGCGCAACTGTGAGGAGTGTATTTCTTTTTTGCGGGTGGTTGTCTTTTTCCCTTGTGTTTCGGGACTTCCGCTCACTCCTTATCTTATTCAGTACATTATCCCGGCCGGGAGGATTCATGGCATTTAAACACTATGACGTGGTCAGGGCGGCGTCGCCGTCAGACCTTGCGGAACGAATAACTCAAAAACTGAAGGAAGGGTGGCAGCCTTATGGTAGTGCGCTGATTTCGACAGCTGGTTATGGTGCGGAGTTCATCCAGCCAGTTGTGAGTGAGGGGAGCATCTCATCACCAGAGGAGCCAGGCAACCGTCCGACGACCTCAGCGCCTTCTGTTGCGCCAGAATATTACTATGTGATCGCGCTTGCTGGTCAGTCCAATGGTATGTCATACGGTGAGGGACTGCCATTACCGGATACATTCGACAGCCCTGATCCACGTATTAAACAGTTAGCGCGTCGCAGTACGGTGACACCGGGAGGTGCTGCATGTATCTATAACGATATTATCCCGGCAGATCACTGTCTCCATGATGTGGAGGATATGACAGGGCTTAATCATCCCAAAGCGGATTTATCGAAAGGTCAGTACGGCTGTGTGGGACAGGGGCTGCATATCGCCAAAAAGCTTCTGCCATTTATACCGGCGAATGCGGGCATTCTTCTTGTTCCGTGCTGCCGTGGTGGTTCAGCTTTCACCACCGGAACCGATGGCACATACAGTGACACTACTGGCGCCTCAGAGAGTTCCACCCGCTGGGGGGTGGGCAGGCCGCTGTATAAGGACCTCATTGGTCGTACAAAAGCCGCGCTGGCGAAGAATCCGAAAAATGTGCTGCTTGCCGTGGTATGGATGCAGGGGGAATTTGATTTTAACGGAACGCCAGCGAATCATGCAGCCCGTTTTACAGAAGTGGTGGATCAATACCGTGCGGACCTTGCAGATATGGCGGGGCAGTGTGTGGGTGGCTCAGCTGACAGTGTTCCCTGGATTTGTGGAGACACAACATATTTCTGGAAGCAGAAGAACGAAACGGCGTACCAGACGGTGTATGGTAGTTACAAAAATAAAACGGAAAAGAATATCCATTTCGTGCCGTTCATGACCGATGAGAACGGGGTGAATGTGCCGACGAACAAACCGGAAGAAGACCCGGATATTCCGGATATCGGGTATTACGGTTCAAAATGGCGAACGGACAGAAGCACCTGGACATCTCAGGACAGGGCCAGTCATTTCAGTTCATGGGCTCGCCGTGGGATTATTTCCGACCGTCTGGCAACGGCGATTCTGAGCTGCGCGGGTAAGTCTTCTGCGTTTGTTAATGGTACTGCCGGGGTGGTTGTTCCAGACAGACCGGTTACCACCTCAGAGTCTGTAATTTTTTACGATGCCAAAAAAGCTTCAGACAATCAGCTGAAACCTTATGGCTGGGACGGTATGGATGGCAGACGCACACTGGTTGATGACAGCGGCAATAAAGCTCTGCGAATTGAGAAAAATAACAGCGCGAAATCCTGGTCAATGTACTGTGATATTGCTGCAGACAAGGCAAAACTTTTACTGGAAAAAGGCGGGGAAATTGCTGTCCGGTTTAAAATCCCCGAAAACGTCAATCTTGAGACAACCAGAAACAAGTATGCCTTTGGTTTGTACTGGCGAATAGCGGAATGGCCGGGTGAGGGTGGTGAAGGCTATCTGAGTTCTTTCTTTGTCCAGACAGATAAAGCCAGTATTGATGTTGCATACCATCATACAGTTAATCAACAAAAAGAACTTGGCACGTTTGGCGCATTCGACCATGACTGGCATACGCTTGCATTTAAATTTAAGGGCAGTAACAGCATTAATGTTACTCCGGTGCTTGATGGTGTGGATGGACAGGCGTTTGACCTGGTGAAATGGGCCAATACTGCTAATGGACTCAACAGGTTTGTCATTACGGATATTACAGGTAGTGCAGAAACCTACCCTGTACTTATTGATACGGTGGAAGTTAAAGCAAACAAAGCTGGAGCAGCCGCATAA